CTTCTGGCGAATAGACCCGGAAGTAACCATGTCGCGCCCGCTCGAGCTGCTGCTCGAGCAGGCGCAGGAGTGCGATCGCATCGCGCAGTCGCGTGATCAGCAGGAGGGGTAGCAAATGGCCGGAGAGAAGTTCCAGCTTAAGGCGTTGATTACGGGTGTTGACAAGCTCTCGCCTACGCTCGCCGGCGCCCGCAAGAACGTGGCCGGGTTTCGCAAGACGCTCGAGTCGAGCAGCCTCTCAAGGGGCTTTAGCTTGGGCGACGTTGTGCGAGGCGGAGCCTTCGCGGCACCATTCATTGCAGGCGCGAAGGCGGCGATCGAATTTGAATCAGCGATGGCCGACGTTCGCAAGGTCGTCGACTTTGACTCGCCGCAACAGTTTAAGGACATGGGGCAGGACGTCATCAAGATGTCCACGCGCCTTCCGATGGCGGCGAAGGACATTGCGGCGATCGTCGCGGCCGGTGGGCAGGCCGGCCTGGCCCGGGGCGAGCTGACGCGATTCGCCGAAGACGCCGTCAAGATGGGCGTTGCGTTCGACAGCACGGCGGAGGAGTCCGGCGACATGATGGCGAAGTGGCGCACGTCATTTCGCATGACGCAGGATGAGGTCGTCGCGCTGGCCGACAAAATCAACTACCTCAGCAACAACGGCCCGGCGTCCGCAAAGCAGATCTCGTCGATCGTCACGCGGATCGGCCCGCTGGGCGAAGTGGCGGGCTTGGCATCCGGTCAGATAGCAGCGATGGGCGCGACGTTGGCCGGTATGGGCGTACAGGAGGAGGTCGCGGCGACCGGCATGAAGAACTTCATGCTGACGCTGACCTCTGGCGCGTCCGCAACAAAGCAGCAGCAGCAGGTCTTCAAGGCACTGCGTATGGACTCCAAGAAGGTCGCGGTCGACATGCAGAAGGACGCGCAGGGAACGATCGTACGAATCCTGACCGCGATCAGCAAGGTCGACAAAACGAAGCAGGCATCTGTGCTGCAGACGCTCTTCGGGCGCGAGTCCATTGGCGCTATCGCGCCGATGCTCAACAACCTTGATCTGCTCAAGCGCAACCTAGCGAACGTCAGTGCCGAGACCGAGTACGCGGGCTCGATGAACAAGGAGTATGAGGCGCGCGCGGCAACGACCGCGAACAACATCCAGCTCCTGCAGAACCGTGCGGTGGCGCTAGGGAACGCAATCGGCTCGACGCTCCTCCCGCCGATTAACGGCTTCATTGGCGCTGCTGGGCCGATGATCGAACGGGTGACTGGCCTGATCCAGTTAAACCCTTGGCTCGTTAAGGGCGTCCTGGGCGCAGCACTTGCGTTCGGTGCGATCCGCGTGGCGATGGTCGGCGCCGCCTTCGCAATGAAGGCGCTCAATGCAGTCGTCTCAATGAGTCCGCTTGGCATGGTCGTCCGCGGAATGGCACTGGCGGCGGGCTTTTTGCTTGCCAACTGGTCAACCGTTGGACCGTGGTTTAGCGATCTGTGGGGGAGCATTGAAAGCTGGGGCAATGCTGCTTGGCAGGGCATTCAGGGCGTGTGGTCCACAGTGACGGGCTTTTTCGACGGGATCTGGACGTCGGTGGTCGCCGGAGCGTCGGTCGCCTGGGAAGGGCTGAAAGGCGCCTTCCTGAATGCGACTCCGCTTGGCCTGGTCATGAAGAACTGGGAGCCGCTCGTCGGTTGGTTCAAGAATCTGTGGGAGCGGGTGAAGACCTACATCG